CCGAACACTCAGGTGATTAGTGCCGATGAACTAGTCGCTAAGTATGATCAAGGTGCTATCTTTGCATCAGGTCTTGTAGTAGATGCTATGAAAGTATTCCCTAATCTATGGGATGCATGTTCTACTGCACAGGGTATGGGTCTAGACATTAGTTTAGAATCATCAGAAAACTCTGCACGTGGTGACTGGGTTCGTAGATTCGAAAACTTTGCAGCAAACTATCTTGATGGTGATATGAAGAAAACTGAATATTGTTTGAAAGATGCTTACTTGCTTCATAAATGGAATAAGATTCAAAAGAGTCTCAAACCTATCGATTGGAAAAATGATCTCACCGAAAAGGTATTTACTGATGTAGATACTCTTGGCGCAGCAGCATGTGCTGGTGGTGCTTGTGAAATCGATTTCTAACATACCGTCCCCTTGTGTAAGGGTATGTAAAATAGAGGACGACCACTGCGAAGGTTGTGGTCGTTCTTCTAACGAGATTAAAGAATGGTTTTACTGTGATGATCAACGTAAACAGGAGATATTAGAGCAAAGTGGAAAACGAATACCGAATCGAATGCGAGGAGTGCGAATCGACAACGATTGTACTGGTTGATAACGGAGAAACCCCAATCTTTTGCCCTATGTGCGGAAGAAGACCTGATGTAGAGGATATCACAGACGAAAATGCCTAAACCAAACGAAGACTTTAATCTCACTGTTGAAGAACTTCAATTAATAGAAATGTCTTTGATAGCATTTAGAATAACTCAGGATAATAGACAAAAAGAAATACAAAATCTTCTTGCTAAGTTTTACCACCAGAAAGTTTGGTATCGTCCAAAAGGTACATACGTTTCTGGGTAATATATAGTTGTATGTGGTTATATGAAAATGAAGAATACGATAAGCAACCAGATGACTATCAAGGATTTGTCTATGTCATCACAGAACTTTCTACAGGTAAGAAATATATCGGTAAAAAGAACTTCTGGCGTCCGCACACTTTACCGAAAAATTCAAAAAGAACTCGGCGAGTTAAAACAAGAAGACCCTCCGACTGGCGAGACTATTATGGATCTAGTAAACAACTTGCCGATCTCGTCGAGCAGTCTGGATCCGATAACTACAAACGAGAAATACTCAGACTATGCCACACCAAAGGAGAAATGTCCTACTACGAGGCAAAGTTTCAGTTCGATAATGACGTCCTCCTGAGCGACGAATATTACAACGAATTCATAGGTTGTAAGATACACTCCCGACATATTCCTCCATGGTTAAAAAAATAACTTTTTATTTGTTTTTTTGCTTTACTTTCTTTCTAAAGTATGATATAATATATGCATACACTTAAAGGAGTGAAAATATAATGCAAAAATACTATAGGGTTACTAACCTTTCATTATCCCCGTATATGGAAAATGGGGTTTACACGGAATATCAATTTTCTAAGGATCAAAACTTTCATCTTTGGGATGGGTTAGAATATCAAGAAATAACCGAAGAAGAATATAAAATGGAATCTCATAAAGTTATAGAATGGGAAAATGAAATAGCAAGGGAAATGGCAAGGGAACTCGCTAAATGATTATTGTAGATTATAGTGGACTAGCGATCGCGACTATCGTAGTCAATAAAGTAGATGATGAAAACTTACTCAGGCATATGATCCTGAATAGTTTACGTCAATATCGCGTAAAGTATAAAAGAGACTTCGGTGAACTTGTACTTGCTATTGATGGTAAGAACAACTGGCGTCGTGGTTACTATCCTCAGTATAAAGCGAATCGTAAAAAGAAACGTGAAGCAGATACATTTGACTGGGCAAAAGCATTCTCTATTATGCATGACATAAAGGAAGAGATCCTAGCAAACTTCCCATACAAAGTCATTGAAGTTGATGAATGTGAAGCAGATGATATAATCGGTGAACTATGCGCCAACACTCAAGAGTTTGGTCAATATGAAGATGTTATGATTATCTCTGCTGATAAGGATTTCTTACAACTACAACGTTATCCTAACGTGCGTCAATATTCACCTTTACTCAAGAAAGAGTACAAAGAAGATGTGCCCCTAGTTGGTCTGATGGAAAAGATTATGACTGGCGATGCTGGTGACGGTGTACCTAATATCTTATCTGATGATGACGTGTTCGTAGAAGGTCGTAGACAAACACCTCTTTCTAAGAAAAAGAAAGAAGCAATCAAAGAAGATCTAGCAGAAGGTGAACTACTATATGCCGCATCTTGGTATCGTAACTATCAAAGGAACGAAACTCTGATTGATCTATCAAAGACTCCTGATCGTTTAAAATTACAAATTATTGAAAAATATAATTCGCAAGATCAGTGGCATAACAAAGGTCTAGTATTTCCCTATCTTATAAATAAAAATATGAAAATGTTGATCGAATCAGTCGAGGAATTTATTAACTGATGAAAAAGTATGTATATGAAGTCTTAGAAGAAGTATCTGAGACAAAGAAAAAAGAAGACAAAATCAAAGTTCTCAAAACGAACGCATCATGGGCACTACGAGATATCATTCGTGGTTCTATGGATTCAAAGATTGGTTGGAATTTACCTGAAGGTGCTCCCCCATATTCTGAAGCGGAAAGTCACAATCACCCCACTGATTTACACAGGGACTATAAAAAGTTCGCTTGGTTTGTAAAGGGTGGTAAGGGTGATAAACTTCCTGCGGTCAAACGAGAAAGAATCTTTATCGGAGTTCTAGAAAGTGTGCATCCTTCTGATGCTAAGTTGGTCATCGGTATGATTAACAAAGAAACACCTAAAGGACTGACCCGAAAAATCGTAGAAGAGGCGTTTCCTGGTTTACTTAAAGACTAAGAAAGCAATCATCTTAAATCTAACTTCAACACTCTTAGAGTGCACGTTTCGCGTGCGCTCTTTTTTACTAAGGGAAATACAAATGGTATTGGCACAAATCGAAAGACTTAAAAAAGACTCTGCAGATCTTGATATCTATGCTAAGAAACTCGAGAAAAAGGGTTCAACTCACCGTGCTCAAAAAATCTATGCTAAACGTGATTTCGTAAATCGAAAACTCGCGGAAGTCTCCCTTAAATAATTTTCTCTAAAACCTAAAAATAGTGCTTTACTTTTGACTCCAAATAGTTTATAATAAGTTATTGCGATTGAGGCAGAGGGAGTACCTATTTTATGAATATATTTGTTTTGGACAGTGACCCAGTGGTTTCTGCACGGATGATGTGTGACAAGCACATACCGAAGATGATTGTTGAGAGCGGTCAAATGCTTTCTACTACTCATCGAATGCTTGACGGTAAACTTACTAGGAAACGATCTAAGTCTGGTAAGACTATGGTTAAATACTGGGACTTGTATGAGGGATCTAATGATCTTGAGGCAGAGTTGCTTTATTATAAGGCAGTTCATACAGCGCATCCTTGTACTGTTTGGTCAATGGAATCCAGTGAAAACTATCGTTGGCACTGGGAGCACATGAAAGCATTGTGCGATGAATATACTTATAGATATAATAAGACGCACAAAACGCATCGCGAATTATTGTATGCTATTGAATCATTGCCGAGGAATATTAAGAAGGGTGGTCTTACACCATTCGCTCAGGCAATGAATCATTATCCAGAATGTAAAGTTCCTGGAGATGCGGTGAGTGCGTATCAAAACTATTATCATGCAGCGAAACCTTTTGCTAAATGGGAAAAGGGTCGTACTGCTCCAACTTGGTGGAAAGGATATCAAGGTGCATAACAACGCAACTGTTGATGAAATTGATTACATTACTGTGTTACAGAGTGAGATTGGAATACTAAAATCACGCATTGAAGATCATGATACAGGTCATCTATATACTACTATATCAGTGTTAGAACAACGTATCGATGAAGAGAAGGATAAACTCCGTGCCAAAATACACGCTTAAACGTATTTCTACTGAGGAAGAATGGGATGTAACATGCCCATTTGATGACCTTGCTAGAATGTTAGAAGATGATGATATTATTAAAGTATTGTCAACACCTTCTTTCGCAGGTAACACCGTTTCAAACCTTCGTCGCGCTGGCGGAGAATGGAACGATCTTTTAAAGGGCATTAAAAAAGCATCTGGTAAAGGGAATACGATTAAAACATGAGCAAGTCAAAAGTTACATTTGATGATCTTATCACATATCATCCGCAGACTGGTAATCAACAACTAGCATATGATTACTGGGATGAAAATGATAATCTAGTTCTTGCAGGTTCTGCTGGTACTGGTAAAACGTTCTGTGCGTTATACCTTGCCATGGAATCTATGCTTGATACTGATAACCAAATCCAAAAAGTTATTATCGTTCGTTCGGTAGTTCCTACAAGAGATATGGGGTATTTGCCAGGAACCGTAGAAGAAAAGAAAGAGGTATTTGAAACACCTTATAAGGCAATCTGTAATGAACTATTTGATGATAAAGCATCATATAATAAACTAATAAATAGTGGGCAAGTAGAATTTACAACAACATCGTTTATTCGCGGACTTACTATTGATAATGCTATTATAATCGTAGATGAAATGCAAAATTTAAACTTCCACGAACTAGACTCTGTCATAACACGTGTTGGTGAAAATTGTAGAATTATATTCAGCGGTGATTATCTTCAGTCTGATTTCAAGGATAATGCTGAACGAGAAGGGATTCAAAGGTTCTTGCGTATTATAGAGCAACTGAAAAATTTTAGTGTGATCACATTCAGTTGGGAGGATATCGTTAGATCCGACTTCCTTCGTGATTACATTATGACAAAGGAAATGTTAGGAATGAAATAATGATTAAAAGACTTTTTAGGGATAAAATATTTCTGGCGGCACTGTTCGTCTTTCTGTCAT